GTTTTAAGCGCAGTGCCTATAAGACTCCACGGAAACATAAATTAGTACCAAGTTGCTGTTTGTTTTTTAGATTTTCTAGTTCCTTTGACAGAAACTTTTTGAGATTGATTAGCTTTTGTCATCTCAATCTTTTTTCCGCCTTTTTTGTAAGGACTTTTTTTGTTTTTTTCCATATTATTTCCTTTTTTTAGACTTGCCAGCTTCTGAAAGAGCAATAGCAATCGCTTGTTTACGACTTTTGACCTTCTTTTTGGATTTTCCAATAGGAAGTTCACCTCTTTTGAACTCTCTCATTACCTTTTTAATCTTTTTTTCAGGTTTTGTCATTTGTTTTCTCATACTACTCCTACTAATTGACATCGTTTTTCAATTGACTTTGTAAAATTGTTTTTTGAATTGATGTATCAGCTCGTAAATTAGCTAATTCTTCGTTTTGGTCAAGTTTTTGTTGTGTTGTCATTTGATTCATCATTGATCTCATCTTATCAAGATTTAATCTTTCTTCAGATTCTTGTTTTTTACGTTCATTTTCCATTGCTCTAAGATCAACTTCTCTTGATTTTAGTTTTAATAATGGATCACTATCTAATTGAGATGTAATTTTGTTTTCTTCTTCAGCAAAATCTTTAGTCATTTCTGCTATTAAGATAGCTTTTCTTGCTTCCATTTGAGAAGAGATACGTTGCATCTGTTGCATGACTTGTGGGTTCTGAGCCATTTGTGGATTTTGTTGTATCATAACTTGCATTTGCTGCATTTGTTGTAACTCTTGTACAAATTCTAATTGAACTTGTTCTTGAGCCATTAAAGAAATATGTTCTAAAATATTTTTTTGAACAGAAGCCATTACCATTGGATTATTTCTAACCATGTTAAGTTGCATAAAGTTTAAGTGAGCATCAATGTGTGCTTTATGATCTTGTCCACCAAAAGCTTGAAAAGGTTTTCCTGCCATAGCTGTAATATGTTCTAATGCTGGATCAATTGGTGTTGGTTGTTGAGGTGGTGGTAAAATAATATTTATATTTTTAACTCCAATAGCTTCATACATAGACCTGTACGCTTGGTACAGGTTATGTATTTGAGGGTTAGATTGAGCTAATTGTAGTTGAGTTTGTGCCATTGAAATTCTTTGTGTTTGAGAAAATATATTTGGATCTGCAACTGGTAAAATATCTACTCTATCATCAAAGTCCATTGATTTGATTTGTCTTTGTGCACCTGGTACATCATATGGATATTCAGGTGGTAAATAAGTTTTAAATATTTCTGCTAATAATTTAAATTCTTGTTTTAAACCTACATATAATCTTTTATGAACTGCTGACATTACTCTTGAACCACGTTCTAATAATGCAACAGTTGTTCCAACAGCTGCTGCTTGATTCATATCACCAACTTGTGAATCTGCTATTGCAGCAAATCTTTGACCTGCACCAACCACAACACCTAACAACTGTAATAATACCGCTGAAGGTTCTTTGAAAGGTAGAGTCATAAATTGATCTCTAATATTACCTCCTGGTGCATCCACATCTCTGAACTCACCAGGTTGTAATGGTTGTGCATCGTCTCTAACTCTTATACCTCTAGTTTTAAAACCAGCAGGTAAATTCGATAATGTACCAGCATCTAAGAGTTGTCTTAATGCTTGAGTAGCTGTTCTAGATAATCCACCAATCATGTGAATTAAACCAAAACCATAAAAACCTAATCCAGGTAAAAATTTGAAATGCACAAAGTAATTAACTTTTCTTCTTTTAGAATCATCTTGTGCATAATTTCTTCTAATAGATAAAACTTTTCTTGAATCTTTTTCAATTGTTACAATGTAGGGCAGTTTGATTCCTGTTGGCTCACCATTCGAATCTAAATCTTCGAAACCTTCTAAATCTAAATTAACATGACATTCTAATAATGTATAAATGTCATCTTGTTTTTGTTGTTTGAATCCTTCTAGCTCTTGTTCTTTTTGAACAATCTCATCACTGTCCATAGCAGGTTCACTTAAATCTACATCTTTATAAAACCCACCTACTTGTTGTTTTCTTAAATCATTCTCAGAGATTTTAAGAACATGAATAACGGCTTCCGCATCGTCTAATGAGGTAGCTGAATACGGAACCACAAGATCATCTGCTGGAACAAACTTTGATACTGCTCGTTCCATTAAGTCGTCGTAGTAAACTTTTTTAAAAGTTGATCCTGATAATGGTAAATAAAATAACATTTGATCAAACTCAGATTCATATTCTTTCATCTGATCCATGATTTGATAGTTCATGAAATCTTTAACTCTGTTTGCTTGATCTTGTTTTTCTGGAGTAGCGACTCCTAAAATTTGTGCTCTAACCGGACCATCTGCTGGTAAGAGTTCTTTATAAGCTTGTGCTTGAAATTGTGTAACGGCTTCTGCTAATACTGGGTGTGTTACTCCTGCAGCATTTCTAAAAGGTTCAGTTCTTTTTTCATATTTAAAACCTAAAAGGTCTAAACCATTTTTATAAGTATCTTCCCAATCTTTTCTTGAAGATCGGTAATCCATATAGTCTGAAGTTAAACTTGAACCAATAGGATCTAAAACTGCATCATCTAAAATTTCTGCTAAGTTTGCAAAATGATTTTCACCACCTTCTGGATCAACAGCATTTGGATCAAAAGAAACTTCAGCTCCACCTTCTTCTGTTTCAATAACTTCAATAGGACCTTGCTGTGTTGCTTCTTCTGTAATTTCTTGTTCAATTGCTTCAGTGATTTCCTCTTCGCCAGGGATATCGACTTCCGTTCTTGTATTCGGTAATGATTTATCTATTTCTGCCATTTTATTAGTTTATCGTCTTTCGAACAGACTTGCAACACCTTCTGCACTTGGACCTTTAACAGGTGGTATTGTGGTTGTCAAGTCAGTATTAACGGTACCTCCGTAAGCTTTTTTAGTTCTAAATGTTTCTGCTATTTTTTCTAATCCTTCTTTTCCTTCAACTGCCCCTTCTTCCCAATCTTTAGTATAAGCACCACCTTGATCTGCTTTGTAAATCATTTCACCTTCGATATACTCATCAGGAGGTGTCATTCCTTTTGTAGTCTCATCGGCTTCACCTTTAACTAAACTCATCGATGCATCGGAACCTTTATCTGTTTCAAAATTAATTTGAGTTTCTGTTCTACCATCTACGACTTCTACTTGTTTACCTGATTTTGGATCTTTGAATTGATAAACAACTTCATCTCTACCTTCACTAATTTTTTTACCAAACTTTTTAACTCCATTTACTAAATCAAAAAAATAAGAAGGCATACCTTCTGGTAAACTTTCAATACCTTTAGAAACTGTTTCAGCAACTGGCTTTGCAAATTTTAAATACTTACCTACAAAAGGTAATGCTGCTACACCGCCCATTAATTTTAAAAATCCTCTACGATCCATTAGGCTGCTCCAAAATTTTGTATATCAACTTCTTCTTGATATTTTAAATCTTCTGCTTCTCTTTCTTCTGGTGTTAAAGCTTTTCTTCGTTCTTGTTCTTTTTGATAAGCATCATAACCCATCTTACCTAAACCTAGTGCTGTAATTCCTAAACCTACTGGAGTCATCATCGTACCAATTCTTCCTAATGTTAACGCTCTACCTAAAACACCAGTTAGTCCTTTTGCTCCAACTTTTTTTGCAACTTCTGGATATAATAATTCTGCACCTACCATTGGATCAATAATAGATTCAACCGCTCCTTTACCTTCTTCAATATTTTCTTTGATTGTTGTTCCTGCAAAACCAAGCGCGGCCACTGGACTTCCTAATGCACTTAAAAAACCTCTAGCTGCTTTTGAAAGACCTTGTCTAACTGTTTTAGATGCAAGCGGTGATGCAGCAACTGCAGTTGTTGGTAATGGATTTTCTGCCATCCATTTTTTTAATTCAAATTGATCAACTTTTTCTGGAGCGATGATTCCATCATCATCTGTAATTTTTACAAACGCACCAATGTCTGCATTATATTTAATATCATCCATTATCTTTTCTCCACAAACATTGTAGCAAGACCACCATCTGCGTAATAAGCCTTACCTGCTCCTGGTGCACCATACATACTTATTAAAGTATTTTTATTAAAGGTATTTGGATCACTAAATTGACTAAAGAAAGGATTACTATTTGAAGTTCCTCTGTCTGCCATATAAGCGCCATAAGTATTGCTTGGATCCCAGTTTCCAAAATTAGTTACAATTTGTCCATCAGGAGTTCTGCTTACTAAATTTTGTTGTCCTGTTGCGAATGCATAAGCTTCTTTAAATTTATCAAAGTCATAGGATCCAGGATTGTTTTGATAAAACTGTGGTATAGAAGAAGTTGTTTGAGTTGTTGGTGGAGTATATCCTGTTGTTTTTTGATAAGTTGGATTATTTAATATTTGTTGAACAAAATCTTGTGGTAGTTGCATGTTAATATCATATGCTTTTCCACCAGGCATTTGTTTTGAGAAATCATATTTATCTCTTAAATATCCAACTCCAGATGTTGGGTCAATATCTACGTTAAATCTTCCAAGAGTCATTCTAGCTATTGCATCTTCATTGCCACCTAATGCTGAAATCATATCTTTAAACTGATCTGAACGACTTATATATCCAGTATCATAAATACCTCGTGTATTAGCTTTTCCTTTATCTGAAAAATAGTTTGTGTAACTAGACATCGGAATATTAGTTTTTGAATATTGATTTAAAGTAGGATTTTGCACAGTTCTCATAACTGCATCTTTAATTGCTTGTTGACTTCCACTTGAAAAATCACTGAAAGAAGAAATAGGTTTACCTATACCATAGAAAGAAGCAATACCTCTTATTGCAGGATTTTTATTAAGAACAGACTGTCCAACATTTGAAACATAATTTTTTATATAGTCTCCTGTAGATCTTAATTTATCTAATGCACTTCCTGCACCTACTTGTTGTAAAGCTTTTGCATATTGTTCTGGTGTTGCAACTCCACCTGCTTGATAACCGACTCTACCACCATCAGCCCATCCCCAACCACCATCTGTTCTTCCTGAACTAGTTGA